CCTCTTGGTCTGGGTAATGAAATACCCGGAGTTGCGTTTCTTAAAGAATCGTTTCTTCCCAGTAGTCTGCGCGAAGTGTGAAACCAGTGATTTTGTAAATACCAGCTTCAGAGAAGTTTGCTTCGTTACCAAATCCAGCGATTGCTGTAGTTGGGAATACTGTTGGGAACGTTAATTGACGGTAGATATCACCATTCTTGTTAAAGTAGTTGATGATCATTGGACCACCAGCGTAATCTCTCTTCAGACCCATACGTCCAGTAAGTGGATCATAGATAATGTCACACCACTGGCGAAGTGCTTTATATACATAAGCACTGTTAGCGTCATCAAGGTTAACCTCAAAGTCAAGGGTAATATCCACTGTAGTACTTTCCGGAGCACCTCCAGCAAACGATCTTCTTGCGAATTTGTACATTTGCTCTTGAGCACCTGGAAGTTTGTTTACTTCAATACCTCCAATGTTTGTAACATTTTCCATCACGAGATCCCAGCCACCAACAGCGGGTGGAGGAGTTAACAAGATTTCGAACTGTGATTGATACACTGGTTCGTACTTGTTCATCGCGGCCTTGGAGTTTCTATAATGTGGTAGTCCTGCCATTTTACTTTCTTTTTATTTTGTTCTCTGTATTTATCTTTTCAAGTTCTTACCAATTAGGCTGCTGAAAATCCACCTGAGCTAATACCGCCTGATTTTAGAACGGTAATACGGTTAATGAATTTTTGTAAACCGCGGGTAGGCTCGATTCCGATATCAATGATACCGAAGTTTTGGTCGATTATTTCAGGTGTGTTATTGGTCTCATCCATGATAACTGAATAAGCATAAACTCCACCGCCATTTCTAACCACATCTAGATAGTTCTCAACGATAGTTTTAATTTCTAAACGAGTTGTTGCATCGTTGAACTCAAACAAGTATTGAGATAGAATCTCGATAACTGCAGTTTCGATAGTAATCAACAAGTCTCTAACGTGTAGGTTATTGAATGCTGATAATGTTTTCTGGTATGCAGTCTGGTTATCAAAGATCATTGGACCAACGTTCTTAATGTTTGTGATTGGGTTAAGACCAATTGGTTCAAGATTTTCACGGTCAGATAACAAGTAATCGTATTCCATCTTAACGAATTTAGGGTTAGAGATAACCCCGCGACGTGGACCAGCAACGATTGCGTAAGGCTGACCGTTGATGAACTTACGAATAAAGTTATTTGATACGTCTGCAGCAGGTGGAATACTCTTGTTTTTAGCGTTTTCTCTGATGATTAAGTTTGGCGTAAATACTCCAATGAATTTAGCACCATTTTCTTCATCAGGTAATCCCCAAACGAATGAAGGGCCAAGTGTAAGATTACCACCAGTTGAGATGTAATATGTATTTAGAACCGGAGCAGGGTTACCAGCTTGCGGATCAGGTAATTCAGTAAAGCGTGGATCAGTATTTGCTTGGAACTCAGCGATTGAAGGCGCGTTAATGATAGCCAAACATTGTTGGCGACTCTTAGCAAGACGGCTAAGAATTTGTTTAGCACCCATATAAGGCTGAATACCTAAGTTAAATGTATCTACGATATAACGGAATGTAATAACATCGTCAGATGCAAGAGTTTTAGATAGGTTAGTATCTTCAAGAACTCCATAGATTTTATCCAATTGAGCATCTGTGTTATTTGGTAAATGATAGTCATTTAGAGTAAATCCTGAAAGTGCAGTAAATTGTAATCTGTCTGCAAATTTTTGGATTGACTGATAACGAGTTACATATGTAAGACCGCTAGTTACAGTTGTCTTAGGTGTAGAAATTACAGAATACTCAAAGTAAGCAACTCCAGTAGTAGCATCAGTCTTCTTAACTTTAGAAATAATTCTAATTAAGTAAGTAGATGTATTGTCTACCAAGTAATCGCCAACTTCAATCTTAGCGGCATTTGCAGAAGTAAGCTTGAATTTTTTACCTCCATCGAATAATCCAGGAGCTTCAATCTTAATGTTTTCTGAAATGTTTTTAGCGATTGATGAATAGAATGCAATGTAATTTAAAGTTCCACCATCATCGTATACTGTAGTATCGATATATGTTTCATTTACATCAGCGTAAGTTGCATCAGCAGGAGTAAGTAATGATGTATCAGTAAATTGCTTTAATGAAGCACCTTTAAGTCCGTATGCAATACCTGAGTATGCATCAACTGTTCTGCTGTAATTTGGTGTTGCATTTACATAGTTAAACTCTGAGTTACCGGTACCATATTTAATACGGTCTCCATCAACGACAAGTTGATTGTTAATGTTACTTGCAAGAGTAGAACCAGGATATGCCTCAATGATTGCAAGAGTAGCAACATCGGTATCTTCTAAGTTAAAGTTACCTGCGGTAGTAGTTGCTGCAGTACTTGATACATTACCAGTAATTACCTTACCGTTTAATAAAGTAACTTCAATTACATCACCTACAGTTTCACTAGCAAAAGCGTTAGCAGTTGTTGTTCCAACCACTCTGATTTTTCCAAAGTCTGCATCGGTTGTATTAATCTCCCAACCTTTGATATACCAAGTACCTGCGATAGCAGCATCGGTAGTAACGTTGTAAACAGTTACCAAGTTACCGTCTGCATCAGCAGCTGTACCTGAGTTATCAAGCAGTGCTACACCGTCAATTTTACTATATGTATAAGTAGGATTAAGAATGTATGTAATTTCATCAGCAGTATTTAATTCTGGTACTAGGTAATCTGCTTCAGTTGCACTGATATCAAGAATTGTAATTGTCAAGTCGGATGGTTGCAAGAATGAAGAGAATTCATCAGCAGCGAATCCAGCAGTACAGTACTTATCTTGATAGAAGTTAGTACCTGAAGTAAGAGTTGTTGCAACTTCGATGCTGTATCCTCCAGTGATTCCAGTAACGGTATCAATTTCGAAGTATTTAGCATAGCCGGTTGCTTCAACTAAGATTACGTCTCCAGCAGCAGGAGTAATAGTAGCAAAGTTTGCATTAATGAAGTTTGCTGTCCCTGGAACAGTTAAAACTTCACCCTCTTCAGAGTATTGTGCAATGTAAGTAGCATCTGAATTAAGAGGGTTGCTTAACGGTGCGACAAAGAAATCTCCTGAATCGATAACGTTATTAACTTTAACATAATCATTTGGCATAGCTGCAGTATCCAAAGTATCTGGACCGTAAGTAGCTATTAATGAATTTGTAGTTAATCCTCTTAAAAGAGCGTCGTACATAGAAGGTGTAAAAGTAGTATCTGTAGGTACCGGCTTGTAAACAACAAGTTGGTTTAAGAATTTACCACCATCACCACCGTATGGGAATGAACTTACGTATGGAGAAGTTGAACCGCTTGCAGTATTGAATGGCTGAACCGCTTCGTCACCGGCAAGTGAATTTTCTCCGGAATATGAAAGAACATCTTTAAGTGGTGTATTGTATGAAAGGAAGTCAAGAACCTCATCAGTCGAATTGATAAGTGAGTGACCAACCATATCTACTTTGTATACAGAATTGGAATAATCATCCAGTTCTTGTTCGTTAATGTTCAAGAACAGACCCGTAAGAGCTGTTGCTTGGTTAACGATTACATCGATTGATTGGTTAACTCCGTTGTTATCGATGAAGTTAGGAATGATACATCCTGTAAATGTTCCAAGAACAGTAATGTTATCCAAGCTCAAGAAATTCTCAAGTTGGTTTGTTTTAATACCTCTTGCGTCAAAGTATTTAGACCAAACTGGATCTTTAGAAAGTGCAGGAAGGTCTGACCAATCACCTTTTACTACAAAGATATCAACAAAGTAGTCAGATACGTAATCCGTTGGACGAACGTATGCAGGAACTTCATCAGCACCAAAGTAATCTTCAGCGGTAACGTTATATTGCGTTGCGTTTACCGACTTGCGAACAAGCGTACTTGTTTCTTGTTGACTTAAGTTAACAATATTGAATAGTCTTCCGCGGTTTGCTGGTTTGCTATCAACAGTTGCTTGAAGATAGTCAGTGTCTGCGAACCAGAATCTTTCTTTGTTATAGAATGAAGAAAGAAGAGCACTAGTAGTATCTCCATTTTCGCCAGCAGCCTCGATTGAGAAAGAGCGATATTGAACGGCATCTCCACCTTCGCTAACTGGTACATTATTTAAAGGCAACAAGTTTATTGCAAATATAGGTGCCGATTGGAGACAAGTCTCGACTGCTCTATGGAAGAAAGATCCTCTCTTTTCCAAGAAAGCATCAATAGGTCCAAATACTTTTCTAGCGGTTGCTACGTCTCTCAGAAACACAGGTGCGTTAAACGGACCTACGCGAGAGAACCCAACCACAAGACGAACTGTCTGTGTTGTTACCACAATTCTTTCAGAAGCATCGAACTCAACAGTGTATACACCCGATGCTTTGAATTGGTTTAGATCAAGCGTGATTTTAGCCATTCTGCTTATTTATTTTTTTCTTAGATTTTCTTATTTGTTAGTTTATCTATACTATATATCTTCTTTATTCCCGCTCTTTTTTCATCTTCTTTTCTTTTCATAAGCGTTGTTGATCATTTGCTGGGTAGCTTCGAACGGGTTACTATACTCTTTCATAATTCTAAAAGCTTCAAGAAAATCATCTTCGGCACGGTCACCCGCTTCCATACGTTTTTCTATTGCTTTCTTATTATCCGCAGGTATTGTATCATATATATCCTCCACCATCTCAAAGAAATCTGTAGAATCAAAGAAGGCAACCATGTTAACTATGGATAAAGCAACGTCATCATGAGCAATCTGTGATTCATAACGTCCGATGTTATTTACGCCAAACGCTGATAGTTCTTCAAATGATCGTACTTCATTAACTACAATCTTTCTATCCTTTGCAAGGTTTCTCATTTCACGGAAATACGATTCCCTGTTTTCTTTTTGTAATTTAACACCTATCTTTAATTGGTCATTTACCATTGAATGTTTTGTGTGAAGGAATATCTCTGGGTAGTAATCTCTGTTCTTAGATAACCTATCAATAATTGCATGACCTTTAAAGTTAATCTCAAGAACGATCTTTACACTTTCGTAATGAAATAGTTCAAATGTAAGTATCTCTAAAACTTTAGAAACTTCTTCGACTGAATGTGCATTAGAACGGAACATTCCAACCTGTCTTAGTTTAAAGAACGCGGATTCATCTGCCCAGTCTTTTGTGGATCTAGTCTTAGCCGGTGATTTTGGTTCTAACTTAAATATGTTTATGACAGAATAGTCTCGTCCTACGCCATCACCCAAGTCAACTGACATTACAAACTTATCTGCTTTTTCATCAAATTCCCTATCAGGCTCAAAGTTAGGGTGCCACTTAAGTGCTGCATTTAATTCTGGGTAATCCAAGAACGGGTCAAGTTCAACCCAACGGTATTCTTTACAAGTTCTTTTCATTAACATCAATGTATTACTATCAAACAGTAATCTTGATGATGCAAGGAATTGGTTACCATATTCTTGGTTGAATAACTCTTCAGATCCTAAGTTTGCTACTTCTCGTTTTCTCCATTCTTCATCACGCCCAGGTACTTGCCACCAATCAACACGAATTGGGTGGTAGTTATTTTTACCTTCCATTGCACCTTGGTATATCTCATAGAATAAGTTCATTCCATTTGGCGTAGAACTAATGATGATTCGTGAGATCTGTGAAGATGATAGAGTAGGGTAAATTGATCGGTAGAACGGTAATAAGAAGTTACTATGAATATGCGCAAACTCATCGGCATACAACAAGTGAATGGTAAAACCGATGGCCGCTGTTTTTGTAGTTGCTTGTGAGAATAGACGATTCCCATTATCGAACCTCATACCTGTTACCCCAGCTGAATACATACCAGGTTTCATAAAGTACGGTAAGTTCTTTAAGATGGTTCTAATCTTATCAACGATCTCGTTAGTGGTAGCTAATTTGTTGGCAACTACCAATACGTTTCTGTCTGAGTGAAAAGTTACATACCACGCAATAAAGATAGAAGATGTTACAGTTTTACCAATCTGACGAGAAGCAAGCATGATAACAAATCGATTGTCTTGAAATGAATCAAGCATATCTTCTTGGTATGGTCTTAGCTTAATTTGACGAATACCTTCGTCGGTCATTGAGTGACAATACTTATTACCAAAGTACACCACGTCCGATGCACATTTAGCAAGTTCTTCTAATTCTTCACGAGTGTATTCGAAAACTACATCAGCAGATTTCATTTCAATCTTACCCTCATAAAAGGGTGAAGTATCAGCAGGTAGACCTTTTTCTATTCGGTCTATCTCTTCATTAATTTTCTTGGTGTTCCAGACCTTCCCCTTCGCCATCTTTTAATCTTTCTTTTGGTTTGGCAGATGCTTTTCTTTCAGGAATAACTTCTCTCAATGTTTCGATAAGATGTCTACCACCCCTCATTTGGAAAGTATTCTTATTCTCATCATACGTATCGTCTTCACCTTGTTCTAGAGACATAGGCTCTTCCGATTTTTTAACTCGGTAGTCTTCTTTCAGACTTTTATAGTTATTCTCCATGATAACCATAAACTGTGCAAGATGTTTAACAATTTCCATCTTTGATCTTTGAAGAGAAGCAAGAACCTCAAAAGTTCTTGGGTGTAAATTCCCATTGTCAATTTCTTCAAGCAATTTGGTAATCGCGTGTTCAGCTGTTTTCATTTGAAACAGTAGATTTGATACAGTGATCTTATCTACAACTTCTTTTTGCTGAATGTAGGGAATTTCCTGAATGATCTGCTTATCCAGGTAAAACTCTGCAATAGAATCAACAATGTCATCTGCTTTGGTGTCAGCTTCAATCTTTACACCGTCATAATCCATAAAGTTTGTGACTCGCCCAGGAAGAATATCCTTAGCCTGATCAATGATCCCTGTAATTTCTGCGATGTCAGAATTTACCAATCTTTCTAATTCTTCTCTAAGTTCGAGTTCCTTACGTCTTTCGTCTGTTGGTTTTCGCATGTTATTTAGTATTTGCTATCCAAGGTAATGTCAATCTAGGAATTGCGTTGTCAATAATGATACTGAATTGTGCGTCTTGTACAATCGCCTGATTAAGCATATTCACTTGTTTAATTTGTTCTGTCTCTATCTTATCGTACAATCTAATGTTAGTACTAACAAGGTTTGCCGCTAACAGATTATAGTTAATGTCTACCGACATATCTATAGGATCTATTGTTTGAACCGCATTGTATATATTCTCTAGATCAGTGGTTTGAGGTGGGTTAGGATTTGTTTCATTCCACTTACGAACCCAAAGATCTAGCGTAATTTGTCTATAGAAATTCGACATGTTTATGAATATACCATACCAATAATCCTGTACTAGGTTATTCTTGAGTATAAACATTATAGTCGATTCATTTCGCTGAACTGTGATGTATCTGCTGGCAAAGATGCTAATTCTTATACCTGTGGATGTTTGTTTATCATATCCATTAAATAGAACATTTTCAAAGGTTCTTTCTGCTATGTAGCCATTTCCAGATGGTCCTGACCAATTTGGGTAGTAAAGATTTAGAAACTCTACAATATCTTTTCTAACTAAGATTGTGTAGTTGTATCCACCTGATACCGCGTTTGTAGATTGCCATGCTCCGTAGATAGTAAATCCGTTAAACTTGGTAATCTTTATGATATCCCCTTCTACAAACTTTCTTGTAGCAGCTAACTTAAATGTTAATGATTGTAAATCACCAGTTACAGCTCCTAAGATTAATCCACCTTTAACATTGTCTTTAGGTATTGTTATACTTGGTGTAATTTCATTAAACCAGCAAGAGAATGATCTTTCACTGTCAGCAGGTAAACTTACCTTAGCTCTATATGTAACAGCTGGAACTTCAGATGTACCCGTAAAGATTGATCTTAAATCATATTGCGATTCGGATAAAAGAAGTGAATAGTTGTTTACTTTAAGTTGAGATATGATTAGACCGTCATTTATACTTTCTCTAGTTGGGTCATAGAATTTAGATCCAATTTTTGGATCATATTGCTGAGGATCCGTTGTCTTAACTTCAAGTAGATCAAGTTCTTCCTGAAATTCTTCTTGATAACTTGTGGTTAGAACATCAAACTCTTCACGTAAACTAGTAGATTCTTTTCTGTTTGCTTTAGGTTGATATTTAGTCAAGCTAACTTTCCAATAAATCTCAGTTCTCATCAAGTCTTTGTACAAGTATGAACTGTCAACTTCATAAACCCTGTTTTCTAGAGGCATGTAAATAATGTCTCTTTTCTGCGGGGCTGTACCTACACCGAATAATTCTTCAAAATAATTCTTTGTGATATGAACTTCAAATGGCATCTCAAAGTCAATACCCATTGGGTTATACATTAACTTGCTATCAGGAAATTCATTATTAGGAACTACTACTTTAATGCACTTAGGCTCATCAACATCGTATAGGTTCCATTCATTTAGGACGATATCCTTACCGACCGCCATTGGAACAGCTCTTGCATACATTACATCAATACCAAACAGTTGATTGACCGTCATTGCCATGTTCTTGTACAGAACAACAAGAGGGTTTACTTGGTACGGACGAAATGTAAAGTTTTCTAATTTTGTGATGGCTGCAATGTTTCCTTTGTCAGAAACAGTATACACCGGAACAAACCCTATGTATGGATCCTTCGCGATTGGATCTTGCTCATATGTTATTTCGATGTTGTTGATTGTGATTGGACCACCAGTGATTAGGGTTATTCTGAAATCAACAAATAAATCGTTGTTAGGGTCTAGTATTACATCTGTAACGTTCCTCTCAGTTAATTCAACCCAAGACGACCTAACTCTATTTGTTGTACCCCATCTGAACTCTTTTCTGTACACACCGCTAC